CTGGTACGGGATTCTCAAAAATTGAATCTTTGGGATTGAACAAAGAACTCATTACAATAGTGTTTGACAATCAACCTAGAAATATTGAGGTATGTCGTCTTGTTGAAAAATATATTAACCTTAATTATAAAGTATTCATCTGGCCTTGTGGCATTCCTGAAAAGGATATTAATGACTATGTGGCAGGCCGAGGTGAAATCCAACAACTTATTCGTGAGAACACCTACCAAGGACTCATGGCCCAACTCAAATTTACAGAATGGAGAAACTGCTAATGAACGTGAGACTCGTATCACACACGATTGCATGTGATGATTTTGATTTTATCGCCACGCCCACTGAGCTTGTGGCGTTTTGCGCCCGAGTGAGTAATCCCAATAATCAAAATAACACAGAGTCATCAGAAAAACTCATCAACTATCTCATCAAATATAAGCATTGGAGTCCGTTTGAGATGGTGAACATGACATTGGAAATTGACACAACCCGTGATATTGCACGACAAATTCTTCGGCATCGGAGTTTCACATTTCAAGAATTTTCACAGCGATATGCGTCAGTTGATTCGTTGGATATGGAACCACAGATTCGTGAGGCACGTTTACAAGATTTAAAGAATCGGCAAAATTCCATTGAAACACAAGATGAAAATTTGCAAATGTTGTGGGAGGCAAGGCAACGTGCTGTGTGGGAAACAGCCATTGAACAATATCAATGGGCTCTTGATAATGGAATTGCAAAAGAAGTTGCACGCGCTGTCCTGCCTGAAGGTCTTACAAAGTCACGTATGTATGTGAATGGCACCTTGAGAAGTTGGATTCACTATATAGATATACGTTCTGAGGCGGCAACTCAGAAAGAACACCGTGAGATTGCTGTTGCCTGTGCCAAGGCAATCGCTGAAATCTTCCCAATGATAAATAACTTTTCACACAATGAGGACGTAAAATGAGAGAGCAAACTGACGTAGGAATTTTCATGGAAGCATGTGGACAAGAAGTATTACGTCAACCTAGTTTTCTAAATGCAAATCTTCCGCAAGCAGATTTGTATATGGAATTGATCCGGGAAGAATTTGAAGAATTAAAAGAAGGATATGAAAATTCTGACATCACCGAAGTGGCAGATGCATGCGGTGATGACTAACTACAGATGACTAAGATGGAATTACCCGCAAAGATTTTGTCAGACATTACAACTTTCATGAAGTATGCAAAGTTTGACCCAACAAAGAATCGTCGTGAAAACTGGGTTGAATTGGTTGATAGAAATAAGCAAATGCACTTGGAAAAGTTTCCACAGTTGCAGGCTGAAATTGAAGCTGCCTATAAGTTTGTCTATGACAAGAAGGTGCTCCCTTCAATGCGTTCATTACAATTTGCTGGCAAGCCCATCGCCATTAATAACGCACGTTTGTATAATTGCTGTTTCTTACCAATTGACCATGTTGATGCCTTTAGTGAAGTTATGTTCCTATTGCTTTCAGGCACAGGTGTAGGGTATTCAGTACAGCGTCATCACATTGAAAAGCTCCCAGAAATTAACAAGCCCATTAAGAATCGTCGTTATTTGATTGGTGATAGTATTGAAGGATGGGCGGATGCCATCAAGGTGCTCATGACAGCATACATGAAGGGAAAGGCCTACCCTGTATTCGACTTCAGTGATATTCGTCCCAAGGGCGCACAACTCATTACATCAGGCGGCAAAGCACCTGGTCCAGAACCTTTAAAGGATTGCTTACACATTGTTCAGAAAATGCTTGATAGAAAAGAAAACGGCGATAAACTTTCAACGTTGGAAGTCCACGATATTCTATGCTACATTGCTGACGCTGTTCTTGCTGGTGGAATTCGTCGTTCCGCTATGATTTCATTGTTCAACATTGATGATGAAGAAATGTTGACATGTAAGTTTGGTAATTGGTGGGAAACAGCTCCTCAACGTGGTCGCGCCAACAATTCTGCTGTGATTGTTCGCCACATGGTGGAAGAGGAAGTGTTCATGGATTTGTGGAAGAAGATTGAAGCATCAGGCTCAGGTGAACCTGGGTTCTTCTTCACGAATGACAAGGATTGGGGCATGAACCCATGTGCAGAAATTTCTCTCCGTCCATTCCAATTCTGTAACTTAACAACCATTCACGCAGGTGATGTTGAATCACAAAATGATTTAAATGAACGTGCCAAGGCGGCAGCATTCATTGGCACATTACAGGCAAGTTATACTGACTTTCACTATTTGAGGGATATATGGAAGAGAACAACAGAGAAGGAAGCCTTGATTGGAGTATCAATGACAGGAATTGCTTCTGGCGGAGTCCTGAAGTTAGACCTCAAGGAATCAGCCAATCTGGTGAAGGAAGAGAATCAACGTGTCGCAGCTTTAATTGGTACGAACCCAGCGGCACGATGCACAACGGTGAAGCCTGAAGGTACATCATCCCTAGTACTAGGCACATCATCTGGCATTCATGCATGGCATAATGAACATTACATTCGCCGTATTCGTGTGGGCAAGAATGAAAGCATCTACACCTACTTGAACATCAATCATCCTGAACTTGTGAAGGATGAATTCTTCAAGCCCACCATTCAGGCTGTAATTGAAGTGCCTCAGAAGGCACCGGCAGGGGCAGTCACACGCCAAGAAAGTGCTCTTGATTTATTGAAGCGCGTATCTAAGGTGTGGAAGGAATGGGTGAAGCCAGGACATCGTAAGGGATCCAATAAGAATAATGTTTCAACCACTGTAACTATCAAGCCTGATGAATGGCAAGAAGTGGGTGAATGGATGTGGGCAAATCGTGATAGTTTCACAGCTCTCTCAGTTCTTCCTCACAGCGACCATACATATATTCAAGCACCCTTTGAAGATATCACACAGGAGCAATACGAAGAAATGATTACATCACTACATGCCATTAATTTAGATGATGTTGTTGAATTAGCCGACAGTACTTCATTACAAGGTGAAGTTGCATGTGGCGGCGGCGCATGTGAGGTTGTATGATTACCGTTAAGAGATTTACAGCACCTTGGTGTGCTCCGTGCAGAATGCTAGCCCCTGTGTTATCGGGGCTAGCAACTGAGTATCCTGATGTTGTGTTTGAAACTGTAGATGTTGATGCACAACCAGAAGTTGCACAGCAATATGATATTCGTTCCGTACCCACTGTTATCATTTTCAAGAATGATGAAATTGTTACTAGTATTGTGGGTGCAAACGCAAAACAACAATACGTAGATGCCATTGAAATTGTTAAAGGTGCCGCATGAGTGACGAACCTATTTTTAATGACAATGCCGAAGATGTCATTATAGGTAATCAAAACTATCGTGTTCGAAACATTGAAATACGAAAGCGCGGCACTACCACATGGTTCAATAGTTCAGAATTACCCATTGTCATTATTAGCCAAACAGGAACCATTACAAATTTAGGTAATACAACAACGACGGGTGTTGTGTCAGGGGCATCAGGTGTGTTCGTTGCAAACATGACATCGGCAAGTGTCATCACAGGTCCCGTTGGTTGTACAACTGTGACAGCAGCAACGTCGGTACAGGCGCCGTTAGGTATCTTTGCGTCATTGGCGGCGCCATATAAATTATTCGATATTAAACACCCAGACGCAACAAAAGAACATCAACGATTACGTCACGGTAGTTTAGAAGGTCCTGAATTGGCGGTGTATGTTCGGGGCAAGACTTCAAGTGATGTCATTGTTCTTCCTGAGTATTGGCAACATTTGGTGAATAAAGAAAGTATCACAGTACATTTAACAGCAACACACCCTGACCAATTCTTACACGTACTACAAACCAGTGACACAGAAATTTCAGTTGGGGGAAACAATCATGTATCATATCATTATTACATTGTTGCTGAACGAAAAGATGTGCCTAAGTTAGAAGTAGAAGTTGATTCACAACACGATTACGGATTTTAAAAATGCATAAAGTTTTCTGTTGCCTTTCATGCGAGGCGGAATTTTCAATTAAGCATGACATGGATGATTATCATTACACCATTCAGTTTTGTCCATTCTGTGGTGAAACACTAGATGAAGATGAAACGTTTGAGTTTGATGATGAGGATGAGGAATGAAGAATTTACTCACCATTGTTATCCCCTGTAAAAATGAAGAAAATTATATTGTACCTTTATTAGAAGATTTGTTACAGCAGCATGGCATTGAAGGTGTTCGTATTATTATTGCAGACGCCGACAGTACCGATGCCACTGTTCCTCTCATCAAAACCTTCAAAGATGAACTCAATGTTGAGATTGTCAAAGGAGGTCCCGTTTCTGTAGGTAGAAATAACGGAGCAAAATTAGTCACTACACCTTACATCCTTTTCCTAGACGCCGATGTTCGCCTTTTCAATCATCATGCTATTTCTGATGCTGTCAAATGCATCCACGAAGAAAAATTAGATTTAATAACAGCCAATATTAAAAATTATGGGAAAGATTTAAGAGCATCATTCTTCTTTTGGGGATTCAATGTTATCAACAAGATAATGACCAAGAACACGCCATTTGCCATAGGTGCATTCTTCTTGACTCGTCGGAGTAAGTTTGAAGAACTTGAAGGGTTCCCAAACAAATACGATACATCCGAAGATTATATTCTTAGTAAGAAATATGATGCCAAGAAGTTTAAAATCATTCATCACCATTTTGGTCAAGATGAACGAAGATTCAAGAAGTTGGGTTACTGGGGTATGTTAAAATACATGGCTGTTAATTTTTGGAATAGAAATAATTTAAAGCATTTCGAAAAAGCAACAGTAAATTACTGGGACTAACATGAAACATCATAAGGCAATCATCATTTCTGACGTTCATTTGGGCACCGAAGCCTGTAAAGCCACTGAACTCCTTGAATTTTTAAATCAGAATCACACTGACATTCTGATTATCAATGGTGACTTTGTGGATGGGTGGGCGCTCGCAAAAGGATACAAGTGGCGAGCAAAACACACTAAGGTGATATCGAAGATATTAGACATTTCCAGAAAGATACCTGTAGTTTGGATTCGAGGTAATCATGATGAATTTCTACATGAATTCATGCACATGCATCTCGGCAAACTTCAAGTCGAAGAAAATTACATTCTTGATTTAGGTGAAGGAAAGAGATATTTCATTTTTCATGGTGACATTCTCGACGTATTCGTAGCCAAGTGGAAATGGATTGCCAAGTTAGGATCAACAGGATATGAAATTGCACTACGTATTAACACTCTGTATAACAAGTGGCGTGCCTGGCGTAACCTCCCGTACTATTCCATCTCCAAGGACATTAAGGCAGGTGTGAAGGCAGCAGTGAATTACATCACAGACTTTGAAGTTAGTGCCACAAAACTGGCACGCCAACATAATTGTTCAGGTGTTATCTGCGGGCATATTCACGTTCCTGAGAACAGACAAATTGATGGTATTCATTATATAAATTCAGGTGACTGGGTGGAAAACATGACTGCCATCTTGATTGATTACGATAATCACATTACAATAAAAGACTTTCAACACCTCTAATAAATAGTATAGTATCTCATGATTGAGGCTAGACTATGTGGTTATATGAAAGTGTTGAATTCAATGAAGTGCCTGATGATATTATAGGATTTGTCTATCGTATCACTAACCTTAAAACAGGGCGAGAATATATTGGAAAAAAGTTATTCACTTCAGCCCGAAGAAAAGTTGTCAAAGGAAAGCGAAAGAAATTACGGGTTGAATCCGATTGGCGAGAATACTACGGAAGCAATAAAGAACTGTTACACGATGTTACTACCCATGGACACGATGCTTTCCGCCGTGAGATATTGCGTTTGTGTAAAACTAAAGGACAATGTAGTTATTTTGAAGCAAAGTTACAATTTGAGTATGGTGTCCTAGAACATCCTGAAAAATTCTATAACACATGGATCATGTGTAGAATACATCAGAAACATTTAAAGCTATGATAATCATCACATTACTCTCAGCTCTATTCATTAGTTCAGTTGCCGCGTGGTTTTCCATTGCGGGGTTGATTGCCATCTTTCCAGGTGCACCCATTGCTGTAGGTATCATGGGATCCGCGTTGGAACTAGGAAAGTTGGTTGCTGCTTCATGGATATATCGTTTTTGGAGTAAGACAAATATCCTCATGCGAAGTTATTTCATTTCAGCCATTGTTGTGTTAAGTTTCATCACAAGCATTGGTGTGTTCGGATATCTCACCCGTGCCTATGCTGAAGGCACAGAAGGATTGGATGCCAACTCGGAACAAATTGCTTTGTTGGATGCACAAATTGCCATTGAACAAGACAACGTGAGTGTGTCACGCACCACGTTACAACAATTAGACAAAGCAGTTAGTAACTTAAATGATAGTAGTCGGGTTGAACGCGCTATTCAAGTACGTAATAGTCAACGCCGGGAACGCACAGATTTAAATTCTGTAATTGCCACAAGCAATCAAAAGATTGCTGAGTTGAAGAAGCAGAAAGCAGAATTGAATCTAGGACAAAGAAAATTGGAAACAGAAGTAGGGCCTATTAAGTATGTGGCACAGTTAGTGTATGGTGCAGATGATACCAGTACTATTGACAAAGCAGTTCGGTTACTTGTATTGTTGTTAATCTTTGTGTTTGACCCACTGGCAATTCTCATGGTGATTGCTGCTAACATTTCTATGAAGAATAAACCATTAGAAATTACTAAAACTATTATTCCTCCTACAAAGAATTTTGCAGAAACCATCAAATCTGAATCTGCTATTAACCCCAACAATACCACTAAAATGGATACAGATTGGAATCCAGGTAGTTGGTTCCGTATAGTAAAGAAGCCTAAATGACGGTAAGTTGTTGATTTATAAGCACTTACAAAGGACTTGACAAACTGCCCTCGGTGTGTTATATTTAAGTATACTCTAAAAATGGAGGCAGTATGAATTATCTTGATCCAGTTGTTCGTGAAGGTGTGAAGAACATTCTTCGTGCTTCAGTGATTGACATTACCTTCACCAAGGCGGACGGTTCTGAACGGGTGATGAAGTGCACCTTGAATGAGGAGTTTATCCCTGCCCGCGAGGAATCTGAAACTCCAACCTCAGTTCGAAAGGTTAATCCTGATGTATGTCCGGTATGGGACATGGAAAATCAGGCCTGGCGTTCGTTCCGTTGGGACTCACTTAAAAAGATTGCCATCTAATTATGTCGAAACTTCATTCTGTTCTTCCTCCAGCGTCAGAGGCAGCTTTTCTGGGCGATGAACCCACCTGGTCTGAACTTGTTTCGGAAGAGAAATATAATTCTGAGTTAAGTAAAGCTTTGAATTGGCACAACTATTGTGCTTCTGATAAAGATTATCAGAAATATATGGAGCAGTGGATCCGTGAGCATCGCTCAAGTTCAGCTAAGCGAGACATTGAAGCATTTAGGAAACTTTCTTTTGTGAATAAAACCATTTGTGCTCTTGCTCGAATTCACCTCCAGGGATTTCCGTTGAAGTCTAAAGATTCACAACATATCCGTAATTACATCATGGAGTTCACCGGCATTTCTGGAAAGAAGGTTACCACCCAAACATCTACTAAAGTTAGGAGTGTTCCTTCAATCCAAGAACGAATCCGTGCGCAAGTAGCATCCATTCTATCTGACTTAGATGTCCGCGTGGATGATGCCTTTGAAGATAATTTGGCTACGCCCGAGGACATTTCGGGAGATATTCTGTCACAAAATTTCAAGGGTCCGCAGCTCAAGCTCATTCAGGATTATTTGAATCGCAATTTGATTGAATGGATTCAGGCATATTCTGGTGACGATGAACAGCTTGCCCAGGGATACAAGTATATCGGAAGGCGTAATCTCAAAAAGATTATTGATACTTTCACTCAGGTCATGGATACCATTTCACAGCAATCCACACGGATCAAGACGCAGCGTATTCGCAAGAAGAAGCCTGTGGACAAGAAGAAGATGGCAAGCAAGCTTCGCTTCATGAAGGATTTCCCAGAACTGAACATTCAGAGTTTGAATCCGGTCGATATCATCGGCGCCAATATGATTTGGGTCTATGATACCAAGAAGCGCCGACTTGGATACTATGAGGCAGAACTAAAGAACAGTTTGTTTGTGAAGGGCACAAAGATTGAGGG